CTAAAGCTCTAGCCATAAAAGATTTATTAAGAATATCTAGTAATTTTTCACTACTGTATGAGTCTAATTTTTCTTGAGATATCCGCCTATCTAGGCTAATTTTTTTCATCTGTCAGTCTCCTCACTGGTTTTCTTATCATTAATAACGATACTACTTTACCACACTATAACTAATGTATCAAAGGTTGGTATCATTTTAATTTGACGGGAAAACAAGGACATGCGATTATTTTGGTATGATATAAGCCGCTCTCGAAGGAGAAAACTATGCCAGGCGGCAGACCAAAAGCTAAATTAGACCTGAAAAAGGGCTGGAAAGAGGCTGTTCTGAGCGAGTATTCTGAAGGAGCCAGCGATGTTGAGGTACGGGTTTTATTGAAGAAATTTCGTAAGAAGGCTAGTCTTTCCAATGACTTATGGACTAGATGGATGGCAGAAGAGCGAATGTTTTCGGAAACCATAAAACAGGGAAGAGAGGCCTCGGAGAGATGGTGGTTGCGGCTGGGGCGAGGCATGGCAGCAGGAAAAATCGTAGGAAATTCAACTACTTGGATCTTTAATATGAAGAACCGATTTGCATGGGCTGATAGGCGTGAGATAGAAAGCATTATTAGCACTGGCACTGGGCGCGACAGCGTGGCGATACAGGCGGCATTGGAGTCAAAGCTGATATCACTAGGCATTGAGCCAGAAAATGCCGACACAGGCGATCCTACAGGCGACGAAAAGGTTAGCTCCAGTACCAGCCAGGCCGTGCACTAAATATCTCTGATTTACCACTTTGCTATGAAAATGGACCGCATTTCAGGCATGCGTGTAATCATTATTATGTTAAGTCGATACGTAAAGTATTGATTAATAAATATAAATACTCATCGCCTATCATTATTCACCGTTCCTTACTTTAAGTGTTGCCCGTAAGTCCTTGATTGTTGCTTTTCCTGGGCATCCTCGATTCTCCGACTTTCCCCACATTTCCCAAAAAATGATCTATTGAAAAATGAACACCCACGCCCCCCTGTTGAAAAGATTGCGGGCGTGAGAGTTATACGTATTATTCCACTCAAATAATTACATAACTTTTAACAGTCGGCTGTTAACTTCATAGTTATACCAAAAATCATCATTTTCTATAGTTTTAGTATTATATGAGCATTGTTATACAGTGATTACCCCTTTTTTATTCAGATTTAGGGGGTAGGAATCCTGATCCAAAAAATTTTTTTCAAAAAAAAATTGCTTTTTCATAGCAGATTATGGTTATAATCCCTAGCGGAGCGGCTATATATAGCTCTATATATAGCTTTTCTATTTATAGCTTTTCTATTTATAGCTTATTTTTTTTTATTTATGGCTTTTAATATATAGCTATTAAGCTAAATATAGCTAAAGCTATATATAGCATTCCTAAAAAAATTACCTTATATATCCTTACCCTTGGTGTCTAGTTATATTGTAGGCACTTTTTGCCTACTAACTAAACGAACAATATTTCAGCGAACAGGTATCTTATATATCCTTAATTTCAGCAGGCTGCCTAAAACAACAGTTGTCGCCTGATTGGATCATGTGAATGGTTCATAATGTTTCCAGAGGGTACGCGCGCGCTATAATACGTATCCCGAGGCATTTGAAGTTAGGGATATTTTTTGTTCTAATCTAGAGTTATTGTCATTCAGTTGAATGAACTGAAAGCTATTACATGAGCAAAGGTATCTGATTGATGGCTGACAGCAAAAAACCGTTCAAGATTGTATGTACCCCGTTAAAGGAATTTCTGGAAATGGACTTCCCAGATCCCACTCCGGATCACCCCGGATACGATATATGGAAGTCTGATCGGGAGTTCGCGGAACGGAAGAAGCAGACTAAAGATAAGTTGATTAACTGATGTATCAGTACAAGGCCACTATCACCAGGGTAATCGATGGCGATACCGTGGATTGTGATATTGATCTTGGTTTTAAGGTTATACTCTCCAAACAGAGGATCAGGTTATACGGCATTGATACGCCGGAATCGCGTACCCGCGACAAGGTTGAAAAGAAATATGGATTGCTGGCGAAGCAATTCCTGGTAGATTTCATCGAACAAGCTGGAAATTCAATTATTATTGAAACCTCGAAAGGAAAGAGTCGGGGTAAGTTTGGCAGGATATTGGGTAAGTTGGTTAATTCCGATGGAGTCTGTGTTAATGACCAGATGTGTGAGATCGGTCATGCGGCAGCCTATTTTGGTCAGTCCAAAGCCGATATCGCCGCAACACATATAAAAAACCGTACCAAAATTGATAAGTTGACCGGCTAATGCCGGTCCGCAAGGTCAAAGGCGGCTATCAATGGGGAAAATCAGGTAAGGTTTATCCGACCAAAGCTCAGGCAGAACGTCAGGGAAAGTCAGCTTATGCCTCTGGCTACAAAGGTCGTGGTAAAAAAGGGCGGAGCAAGAAATAAATGCTTGAGGGCATCAGTGCAAAAGCATTGAATCAGGTACGCAATCTTCCCAACATTGAAGATAAGCGGGAAGTGCTGGAACTTATTGAAAGCCTTGAAGCCGCCAAAAAAACCGAAGCAGCCAGAGACAGTTTTTTAGGCTTTACCCGTGCTGTATGGCCTGCCTTTATCGAAGGAAGGCATCATAAAGTCATCGCTAAAGCATTTGAACGGGTGATTAGTGGTGATCTGAAGCGTTTAATCATCAATATGCCGCCTCGGCATACCAAATCAGAATTTGCTTCCTACCTGTTGCCAGCTTGGTTTTTGGGACAGTATCCGGATAAAAAGGTTATTCAGACCTCCCATACCGCTGAATTGTCGGTGGGATTCGGGCGTAAGGTCAGGAATCTGGTGGGATCTGATGATTACAAGGAAATCTTTACATCATTGGCATTAAGAGCGGATTCCAAAGCGGCAGGTCGCTGGAGCACCAGCCAGGGTGGTGAATATTTCGCTATCGGGGTAGGCGGAGCCGTTACCGGTAAAGGTGCTGATTTGCTGATCATCGATGATCCGCATTCTGAGCAGGAAGGACAGAGCCTTGATCCTTCTGTATTTGATAAAACCTATGATTGGTACACCTCTGGCCCCAGACAAAGATTACAGCCAGGTGGCGCTATCATTATTGTTATGACCCGCTGGCATAAACGCGACCTGACCGGCAAGATCATCAAGGCATCGACCCAGCGTGAAGGGGTGGATGAATGGGAGGTGATTGAATTTCCCGCCATCCTTCCATCAGGAAACGCCTTATGGCCTGGATTCTGGAATCAGAAGGAATTGCTGGCATTACAGAATGAACTGCCCGCATCCAAATGGTCAGCACAATATCAGCAAGACCCGACCTCAGAGGAAGGGGCGCTGGTCAAGCGGGAATGGTGGAAGATCTGGGAGCATGAACGCACCCCGCATTGTGAATTTATTATCCAGTCATGGGATACCGCGTTTTTGAAAACGCGAAGGGCTGATTTCTCAGCCTGTACCACATGGGGCGTGTTCTATCAGCCCGATGATGAAGGCGCGACCCGACCGAATATTATCTTACTCGATGCCTATAAAGAACGGCTGGAATTTCCTGAACTGAAGAAAAAGGCAATGGAGTTCTACACCTCAAGACAACCCGATGCCTGTATCATTGAAGCAAAAGCAGCGGGTGCGCCACTGGTTTTTGAGATGCGTGCGATGGGAGTACCGGTGTCTGAATTTACGCCGTCACGCGGTAATGATAAGGTGGCGCGTGTGAATGCGGTGGCAGACCTGTTTGCCTCTGGGATTGTATGGTGTCCAGAAACAAGATTTGCCGAAATGGTGATAGAGGAATTTGCCTCATTTCCGGTCGGAGAGCATGATGACCTGGTGGATAGCAGTACACAGGCATTGTTGCGATTCCGCCAGGGTGGTTTTTTGCGATTGCAGACCGATGAAGAAGATGAGCCGATGTACAAGCGTACTGCCAATTATTACTAGGAGAACATAATGCCCAGTTACTACGACAGCACTAAGAAAAAGCCCGGCAAAGCAAAGAGAATATATCGCAAGGGC